CTGGCTATCTTGTTCCGGTCTATGTGGACGAAGTGCTACCGGGAGACTCATTTTCCCTATCAATGACGGCCTTTGCTCGTCTAGCTACACCGCTGTTTCCAGTGATGGACAACATGTATCTGGAATCCTTCTTCTTCTTCGTACCGAATAGGCTCGTCTGGGACAACTGGAAACGCTTCATGGGTGAACAGAAAAACCCCGGCGACTCCATTGACTTCATCGTCCCGCATATCGACAGCTACGCTGGCGGCTACGACGTCAACTCAATCTTCGACTACATGGGCTTGCCTACCAAAGGACAGGTCACGCCCACAACTGCTGTCTGGCACAGCGCGCTATGGCTGCGCGCCTACAACCTCATCTACAACGAATGGTTTCGGGATGAAAACCTCCAGGACTCCGTGGAAGTGCCTACTGATGATGGCCCTGACGCTCCAAATATTTATCAGCTGCTACGCCGCGGCAAACGGCACGATTACTTTACGTCCTCGCTACCCTGGCCCCAAAAAGGCGCTTCGGTGCGCCTGCCCCTCGGAACCTCCGCACCCGTGTATGGAACGTATCGTTCATGGATTGACGACCCGGCCACGGCCCAACCGTTCACAGGCAACACCGGCCAGACAACCGTAAACATTCCTGCAGCCCCTACAGCGTCCGGCTCATGGCGCTCCTATGGGTCCAACCTCGGCGACGACGAGGAAGGCTTGTACGCCGATCTGAGCCTCGCTACAGCTGCAACGATTAACCAGCTGCGGCAATCCTTCCAAATCCAGAAACTCCTCGAGCGCGACGCTCGCGGCGGTACCCGTTACACCGAACTCGTGAGGTCACACTTTGGCGTGGTTAGTCCCGACGCTCGTCTGCAGCGTCCTGAGTATCTTGGCGGTGGCTCGTCTCCTGTGGCCATTAATCCTATTGCACAAACTTCTGCGACTATTGACACCGGCACCGCAGCCACCACACCCCAGGGCAACCTGGCAGCAATGGGAACCGTCCTTTCACAGGGCCACGGCTTCTCCCAATCCTTCACCGAACACGGCATGGTCATCGGGCTTGTCGCCGTTCGCGCGGACCTTACTTACCAACAGGGCATGCGGAAAATGTGGAGCCGCCGCACCCGCTACGACTTCTACTTCCCGGCCTTCGCGATGCTCGGCGAGCAAACCGTACTGAACAAGGAGATTTACTGCGATGGCACCCCAGACGATGACAAGGTCTGGGGCTATCAGGAACGCTGGGCCGAATACCGCTATAACCCGTCAATGATCACTGGTCTATTCCGGTCGACCGCTGCCGGCACGATCGACCCCTGGCACCTTGCCCAACACTTCACCAGCCGGCCAACCCTTAACTCGCAATTCATCAGCGATACACCGCCGCTCTCGCGTATCACTGCTGTCGGCGACGCCGCCAATGGTCAACAATTCATCTTCGACTCGTTCTTCCGCGTCAAAGCTGCTCGCCCAATGCCCCTCTACTCCGTACCTGGTCTCATCGACCACTTCTAACCATGGGACTCTTCTCAGGCATCGTGAACGGCATATCAGGCCTGTTCACAAACCCCGTCGCCACGATCGGATCCGCCCTAATCGGTGGCGCCTCGTCGTACCTCGGCGCCCAGTCAGCTAACGACAACTCGCAGGAGTCACAGGACAAGGCAAACGCCTGGAACGAAAATCAGGCCAACATCAACCGCAGCTACAACACAGAGGAAGCGGAAAAAGCACGCAGCTTCAACTCGGCCGAAGCCCAGACGTCCCGCGACTGGACGCAAAACATGTGGAATCTCGACTCTCAATTCAACGCAAGTGAGGCGCAAAAATCCCGTGACTACCAAACCCAGATGTCAAACACTCAATACCAACGAGCAGTTGGAGATATGGAAGCCGCAGGACTTAACCCCATGCTGGCTTACTCACAGGGCGGAGCTGGTACACCATCAGGAGCCACAGCCTCAGCCGGAGCCCCCTCCGGCGCGACCGCCTCGGGCCCCTCGGCGTCGTCATCACCCGCCGGGTCCGCCTCAGGCGTCAGATTCCAGGATCAACTCGGAGCTGCCACCAATTCTGCGATGCGTGGCGCAGAATTCGCCCAGCAACTTAAATCAACTCAAATCCTACAAGACAAAACCGAAGCAGAAACAAACCGTATCCAAACAGAAACGGTAATGAACCACGCGTCGGCTGGTCAAATCGAGGCATCAACCTCTAAAACTAAACAGGAAATAGAAAACCTTCAAAAAGACTGGGAACTCAAGGAGCAAAACCGCTTAAAAAACCTCTCAGACTCTGCCTACTGGGATAAAAACGCTAAATCAAACTCACAAGGCATAGCTATCGAGAACAAACTCAAAGAGGCCCGTACAGCTGTCGAGCTGGGCAACGCTGGCCTCATCCCTGCCCTCAAGGCAAAAACTGAAGCTGAAGCGATGATCGCTCAGTACAGAACCTATGGAGAAAAAAACGAAGGCGAGACTCAGAAAAATAATCCCGACTACTTTCAAAAGGTAAAACCAGTCATCGACGAGACTACTGGCTCTATCGGCTCAATCCTCGGAGGAATCAGAAATGTCAAAAACTTCTCAAAAGGATATTAAACGTGTCTTCGTCAGAAACGCCTACAACTATGACATGGAAGAGGCTTCGCGCCTGTCGGGTCTATCTTGCTCAGACCCAACGCGCACCGATCAATCCTTCGCTGAAGAATGCGATATCAATACGATCGTGCGCAATTTCGGAGTTACGGGTCAGCTACCTGAATTCTCGGGTACTCCACTCGAAGGCGATTTCACAACCGTGGTCGATTATCAGACCGCGCTTAACATGGTCATTGCGGCGGATAACGCATTCGCAGAACTTCCCGCAACCGTCCGTGAAAGGTTCGCCAACGATCCGGGCCGATTCGTTGAATTCGCCAGTAATCCCGAAAATGCTGAAGAGCTTAAAAAACTGGGTCTAACTAATCCCCCACCAATCCCCCCAGCTCCTATCTTCGTGAAGATGGACCCAGAATCCCTGACGTCTCTAACTCAACAATCATTTAAAACTACCAGTCAGGAAACGTAGGGGCTTACCCCTATAAAATACCCCTTGACTTTCGGAAGATGCATCTTCCGGAAGGCAAGGGGTTGACTTTGGACAGGTCTCTCCTTGATACTACCTGTCCGAGTGACATACCGTCACTCAACACCAAGGAGCATCAATTATGCGACCCCTTAAGAGATCCTCGGTCTCTAAAAACCGCTCGGCACGAAAATTCCGCAAGCAATCTGCTCGCACCAAAGGAGTAAATGTGCCGGGCGTAATGCGAGGCGGATTCAGACTGTAAATCATGCCTTGCTACCATCCACAACCCGCGTGGCAATTAATGGACGGAACCATTTCCTTCCTAGAACGCGGGAATATCCGGCAACGCATAGAAATGCCCTGCGGGCAATGCATGGGTTGCCGACTTGAACGGACCAGACAATGGGCCATTAGGTGCATGCATGAAGGTCAAATGCATGGCACCGAAAATTCATTTATCACACTTACATACGATGACGAACACTTAACTAATCCGTCCCTTAACTACAGGGACTTCCAACTCTTTATGAAACGCTTCCGTCAGGAGGTTAATAAACCAATCCGATTCTTCATGTGTGGGGAATATGGCGATGTGAATCGCCGCCCCCACTTTCATGCTTGTATCTTCGGTTGGCGTTTCCACGACAGAAAACCTTGGTCTACAGGCGACTCTGGAGCCACAAACTATCGATCTGCTCAGCTTGAAAAACTGTGGCCTTTAGGCTACTCAATGGTCGGAGACCTTAACTATCAAACTGCTCAATACTGCGCTAGCTACATCATCAAAAAAATCACTGGAGATCTTGCTGAGCAACATTATCGATACTTAAATCCTGAAACAGGAGAAATACACCAACTCACACCTGAATTCTGTCAGATGTCTAGAAAACCCGGCATCGGCTATGAATGGTTCCAAAAATACGGTCAACGTCAAAAAGACTTCGACACTGTCGTTATCAACGGTCGTGAATCATCACCACCCAAGTACTACGACAAATTACGGCGTCGTCAAGACAAAACTGAAATACAGGAGGCAAAAGACCAACGGGAATATAAATACCGACTTAAAAAGTTAGACAACACCGACGCCCGACTCCTCGTAAAAGAGGAATGCGCTCTATCGCGCAGAAAATTTCACAAAACCCGTAAAGGAAC